AGCATCATCTTCTCTTAAACAATCGTGATGTCTACATTTTACAGATTGATTATAGAGTGCATGTTCTTTTAATTCTTCTAAATCAGTGCATGCAACTATAGTCCATTGGGTTACTAAAAACTCTACTTGATCACTACTTGTTCGTATTCTATGTTCCCTTGCACCAGAATAAGTTATCTTTCTATACATATCTTCAGGCATTGGAACATTCATTCTTGCTGTAGTAAATATAGTAATCCAATCCTTAGCTTTTACCATAGTTTCCAATACATCTATTACAGGTAAATTAGGGTCATCTTGACCACATTTTAAGAACTCAAATGGTGACCTTTTACCATTCATAAGTGCTATAGTACCATCTAAATCACATATTATTGCTTTTTCCAATTTATTTCTCCTTAGTTTAGTGTGTAAAATGTTAGAAGTGGTCTAGGGGAGGATTGTTGTTTACCTCCAAAGTACTATGTCTCTAATGGGCTTTTGGCCTCACGACATGAATGATAATAGCTGTCACTACCTTACTAATAATAGGTTGACGCCTATTACATCATAAGATTCACTATAAAATACCATTCCCTATACATACCGAGACTACGGTGATATATAATAGTATAGGTTAAATGCCGATAACAAATAGCATAGGATTTCTCCTTATTTTTGTTATTCCGTCGCACTTACATATATTTAGTCTGTTAAGACCATATCATTATCATTTGATAACAATATAAGGCAGACCCTCAAATATACTACCTGCGCCTCTTCATTATAAAAGGCATGGGCACTACTAATTACTAAAATAGCCGCTAAGCCTATAGTAATCTTACGGTTACCCCCACAGGTTTCCTAACTTGAGTACAATATATTAAACACAGGTAATTACTCTGATATTTAAATACTGCACTACCACAAAAGTGATGCGGGAACTGGAGTCGAACCAGATATTTCTAGCTTATGAGGCTAACGTGAAACCGTTTCACTCTCCCGCATTGAACTTACCTACATCAACGAATACATTACCCCGAATTAGATTTATTGGGTTGATTCTATTACAGATGGTGTTTAGTGTAAGTTTATACTATATAATACTTAATCAACAGATGGTGTGTGATAACTGTGTCAAGTAAGTTACTAAAGGTTCGTCCTTGTTCACTTACTCTCCGCTTAGATGAATATTATTCAAGTAGCTAATAAACACAGTACAATATCACTTGCAAGCTTGCTACAAATACAAGCGATTACAATACAATACATTCCATTTGTTAATACTATGAGAAAACTACAGATTATTCGTCTGTAGTCTTCTCGAAAGGTGATTCATATTTATCTTCATCTTTCAGATTCAAATCTAATGTAACACCCATACATGCAGCTTCGTTCACAATATCTTTTATAACAGCGTCACGTTGCTTCATTAGATCATACTGACTCGGAGTACTAATACCCATAGTTCTATTCCAAGTTCTTTTACCAGGTGCATTCTCAATCTTAGCACGAAACCTTTTAAACACACCCTTAATTTGATTACGATACTCTACTTGTTCATTTGTCATACTATCTCCTTTATTTTAATATCATTATATATTTAATATTATTTAATTCAAAAAAATCTATATGATTTTTAACTAAAAATTCCTTTTGGAATTCCGCCCGATAGGGCGGTTATATATAAAAAAGACCACACGATAAAATGCTACAATTTTAAAACCTTTTCTCGTCGTGACGTAATATAATTTTTTACTATCTCCCTTCGACAAAATTTAGGATTGCTTTCCCAAAACCGACTAGATAGTCTGTAAAATACGTAAGTGCTTGATTTACAGTAACTTACAGCTCTAAAATAATTCTTGATTTTTTAAATAAAAGTATATAATATATGATATAATAAATTTAGAAAAGGAGGTTATAGTTATGGCATTAAAAAAGTATGTATTAACTATTGAATATGATGATAACGGAGATAATTGCGAATACATTGAAGAGAAAATTATTGACGATACCTCTGATACTAAACGAATAATATACGAGGTAGAAATGGATAAGTACTTTAGTGACACGGATATAGCTTGCTTAACCGATGATTTAGCAGAAGCATAAGTAAGCGGCCGCTGGCGCGGCCTCGTTAATAACCAGGGAGATAAAATAATGGACACATGGACATTAGGAGAAAGATACAAAGCTCAACAAGAAGAGCTAAGAGAGTTAAAGGCTCGTGTTAAGTATATGGAGGAGTACCTAGCTACATTAACAGAGGGAAACAAGAAGGATGAGAAGCTACAAGATAAGAAAACTGGTTCACCACGTGTTCGAACCAGAGGACAAGCTACCAAAAAGTCTAAAAATAGTTAGCGACTGGAGGGACGGTCGAATAGGCGACTGGGTGAAGGCGGATGATGATTGCGTCATTCAAGTATTAAGACGAGGGCAGATGCTACGCTCAAAAGGTAGAGATAGGATCAGAGAATACATAGGCACGTGCACTGGCACATTTCCTATAGGACCCCGTACTAAGATGGATACATCTAAAAGGGCCAATATATACTCATTCGGGGGGAGTAAAAGCCCTGATAATATTCTCTTAGATCGTAAAAATCTGACCAAGGCTGAGTCTGTCTTCGTTTTATACGTTACACAAGGAATGCCTATAGAAACAGCATATTTAAAAGCATTTCCTACAAACAATGTAAGTTATGCTAAAGAAAAATCAGCAAGTTTAGTTAGAACTGAAAGGATTAAAACAGCAATGAAAGAAGAATTAAAACCAGTATTAGAAGGATTAGGCGTTAATGAAGAATATATACTAAAAGGTATTAAATCAGAAGCTGAGACGGCTGAAAAGTCTGATACTAGATTAAAAGCATTGTTTAAATTGTCTGATATTATGGACTTAGAAGATAAAAGTCAAACTAAAGTTACACAAATATCAGGAGCAGTATTTAAAGGGTTTGGTGAAGCAAATTTAGAAGAAGTTGAAAGACCAAAAGAACTAGATAAATGAGTTTTTTTAAAACATTTGTTGAATATATAAAAGCAGATAAAGATATAATTGAAATGCGATTAAATATATGTAAAGATTGTCAGTTTTTAAATAAAAGATATTACAAATGTATTCAATGTGGTTGCTTTATGAAGATAAAAACAGTTATTGGAACATCAAAATGTCCAATAGGAAAGTGGTAAATGGGGTTTATAGAAGATATATTGCATAAAATAGATGAAGGTAAAGCTGATACTCTTGTTGCAGATGTTAATGATATATTAATAATATTGCAAGATGGATATGCTGAGGGTGGTAAACCTTTAATGACACATCCAGAAAGAGATGCTTTAAGACATTACTTTGGAACTATAGAATTAGCAAAAGAATATGGAGGTACTATAGCTTGGTTATCTGGATTGCTGCATGAAGGATTAGAATTTATGGAACCAGGCAATAGAGGCGAACAGTCACAAGCTGATAGGAAAAATAACTCTATAGCAATTGATGATTTTAATGCAGGTGAATATATAGAAATAAAAGATGTAGTAGGAGACCATCAAAAATTAAGGTCTTTAATAGAAAAATTAAATGTTCCTCCTCCATATCCTACTAGTCCTGAAAGAATTACTTATACACCAGAGCCAGCACCTGCAAGAGAAAATGTTGAAACATATGATATGGGGTATAATCCTGTTTTAGATAGAACAGATGAAGAGTAATGTCTAATATAAATAAACATAATGTATCTAAAGAAGAACAAGCATTAGAATTAGCTAAAAAAGATATGATTGCATTTGGTAAATTGTTTTTACCAGATGATTTCATGAGGTCAGAAACTCCATTCTTTCATTATCAAGTAGCAGACATTATTTCAAATACAGATATTAAACAAACAGCAATTATTTTACCAAGAGGCCATGGAAAAACAGTACTTACAAAATGCAATATACTACATGATTTTGCTTTTACTAAAGAACCATTATTTTATGGTTGGGTTGCAGCCTCTTCTAAAATTTCCGTACCTAATCTTGATTACATTAAATACCATTTGGAGTATAACGATAAATTTTTGTATTATTTCGGTAATTTAAAAGGGAAGAAGTGGACAGAAGATGATATTGAGCTTAAAAATGGTTGTAAACTTATTAGTAAGTCCAACTTATCAGGGATTAGAGGAGGCGCTAAGTTACACAAAAGATATGATCTTATCGTCTTGGACGATTTTGAAGACGAAAATAATACCGTTACGCCTGAGTCTAGGGCTAAAATTAGTAACCTTGTTACAGCTGTTGTATTTCCTGCTCTTGAACCTGGTACTGGTCGTCTTAGGCTTAATGGTACTCCTGTTCATTTCGATGCTTTCATACAAAACATATTGGTTGGCCATGACCAAGCTAAAAAACGTGGTGAAAAATTTAGTTGGGAAGTAGTAACATATAAAGCTATACTAGACGATGGTACACCGTTATGGCCTTCATGGTTTGGTGAAAAAGAGATGGAGAGGAAGAAAAAGTTTTACTCTGATTCTGGTCAGCCGCAGAAATTCTATCAAGAATATATGATGGAAGTTCAAAGCAAAGAAGATTCTATATTTACCAGAGATCATATTAAATATTGGGAAGGAAGCTTTCGGTACGATGAAGATACAGAAGTATCATATGTTATTAATAAAGGGGAAGAAATACCTGTTAATGTTTTTGCAGGTATTGACCCAGCTACTGACAGTACTAGGCGTGATACTGACTTTAGTGTTCTTTTATATGTTGCAGTTGATGTCAATAATAATGTTTATGTTCTGGACTATGTCAGGAAGCGTTCTATACCTGTTTTGGGTATTCCTGGAGAAAATAAAAAAGGTATTGTGGATTATATTTTTGATTATAACAAAATATATCACCCTTCCATACATACGATTGAGGACACAAGTATGTCCAAACCAGTTTTCCAGGCGTTGGTATCAGAAATGCGTAGAAGAAACGACTTTAGCGTTAAATATAACGCTGAAAAACCTGGTACAAGAATGTCGAAGCGTGATAGAATTCAAGAAATTCTGGCACAGAGATTCTCAATAGGAAGTGTGCATTTGAAAAAAGAACAATATGAATTGCAACATGAAATATTAATTTTTGGACCACGTATGGGACATGATGATACAATTGATGCATTAGCATATGCTTGTAAGTATGCTCATCCACCAAAATCTATGCAAAAAAATAGAAGTGGAGATTGGTATAAACATAAACCCTCAGCAAAAAGCTGGGTTGTAGCTTAAGGAGTAATTATGCACAGAAAAAAAATGAATAAATTTAAATTCCCTACATTAAAACCAGGGATGAGAAGTATGAGAAAACCAGGCTCTGGAGGCTCAAGAAGAATGGGTACTCCTACAATGGGTAATATTTTAACAGGCAGAAGAAATAACAGAAAGAAAATGTAATTATGAAAATGCATATTTGACCATATAAAGGTACACCTCATTCGGTGAATGAGAAACACAAAAAAGCTCCAAAAGGTCAAAAACATTGGAGTGGTTCTAATTTTATTTTAGCAAAAAATACGTATAAAGAAGGTAAATAATGTCAAATAAAAAGACACCAGCATGGCAAAGAAAAGAAGGCAAAAGTCCTAGTGGAGGTTTAAATGCTAAGGGCAGGGCTTCTTATAAAGGAGGAACTTTAAAACCACCTGTAACTAAAAAAAATCCAACGGGAAAAGCAAAAGGAAGAAAAGCAAGTTTTTGTGCAAGAATGAGTGGTATGAAATCTAAATTAACTGGGTCTAAAAAAAGAAACGACCCTAATAGTAGAATAAATAAATCGTTAAAAAAATGGAATTGTTAAATAAGGAATTATCATGGCAAAAAGAATAGATAAAAATGCATTAAGAATAAAAGATATATTTGAAATAGCAAATAGTGAGCATAGAGCTCAATGGGAGTATATTAATCAAAAAGGAGTAGACTTTGCTAATGATAATCAATTAACTGATGAAGAGAGGGTTGCGTTAGAAGATCAGGGTATGCCAACATTCACAATCAACCGCATTCTGCCTGTAGTAGAAATGTTAAATTTTTACGCCACAGCAAATAAACCTAGATGGCAAGCAATTGGTGCTGAAGGTAGCGATATTGATGTCGCTGCTGTATTTTCTGATATGGCCGATTATATATGGGACCATTCTGATGGATCCTCTCTTTATGCTAATGCTGTTAATGATGCAGTTACTAAAGGTATAGGTTATTTGCATGTTACAGTTGACGTTAATTCTGATAATGGAATGGGTGATGTAGTTATTAAAAATCCAGAACCATTTGATGTGTTTGTAGACCCTAAATCTAGAGATTTATTATTTAGAGATGCTTCATTTATTTTAATTAGAAAAGTTTTACCAAAACAACATTTAATATCTATTTATCCTAATCATAAAGCTAAAATTAAAAAAGCTGGCTCTTTAAATGATGGAGAGTATGATTATAGTGAAAAATCAAGGTCTAGTTCAATGAAAGATTTTGGTTATAAAGACATAGAGTCTAGTAACAGTATAAATGAAAAAGCAGAAAGAGATGAAGCTATAGAATATTTTGAAATGTATGAAAAAATTAAAATTAAATATGTCAATGTATTCTACCAAGAACCTTTAACTCAAGAAGTTTTACAAGATATACAACAACAAGTATCTGTAAGAATGCAAGAAATGCAAGCTGAAATGCAAGTAAGTTTTATTGAACAACAAAAATCTATGGAAATGGCAGTTCAGTCTGGAGAAATGATTCCTGAAAGATATGAGTTAGAAATACAAAAACTACAACAACAAATGCAACAACAAATTCAACAAGCTCAAGAACAAATGACTGCTGAACTTCAAAAAAATGCTAGTATTGTTCAAAATATTGTTATTAGTGATAAAGAATTTAAAATTATGATGAAAGATTCTAAGTTTGCAGAAAAAGTTGTAGACTATGTAGATTTTTTTGGAACTAGAATACAAAAATGCTGTGTTGCAGGAGATCAAACATTGTTTATGAAAGTATTACCTGAAGCAATAACAGAATATCCTATTATACCATTTCATTATAAATGGACAGGCACTCCTTATCCTATTTCTGCAGTTTCTCCATTAATTGGAAAACAAAGAGAAGTCAATAAATCTCATCAATTATTAATTCATAATGCATCTTTAGGTTCTTCATTAAGATGGATGCATGAAGAAGGTAGTATTGATACAGATTATTGGGAAAAATACGCTAGTGCTCCTGGAGCATTGCTTCCAATAAGACCTGGTTCTACAGCTCCGCAAGCAGTTCAACCTGCTCCTTTAAATAGTGCATTTTTTAATGTTGTTCAAAATGCTAAAGGTGATATGGAATATTTAGCAGGAATATATTCTTCTATGATGGGAGATACTGGTTCTCAGCATGAAACATACAGAGGTATGCTAGCTATGGATGAGTATGGTACAAGAAGAATTAAACAATGGATGCAAAATGCATTAGAACCTGGATTAAAACAATTAGGAGAATCTGTTAAACAATTTACTCAATCTGTTTATACAGCTCACAAAGTATTTAGAATTGTTCAGCCTAGCGCAATACAAGAACAAAGAGAAATTGAAATTAATATACCAATATATAATGATTTAGGTCAAGCAATTGGAAAATTAAAAGATTATGCAGCTGCAAAATTTGATATTAGAATTATTGCAGGTTCTACAATGCCTGTAAATAGATGGGCTTATTTAGCTGAATTAAAAGATATGATGCAAATGGGTATAGTAGATGATGTAGCTGTTTTAGCAGAAACTGATTTAAAAAATAAAGAACAAATTATGAAAAGAAAAAGTTTATATTCTCAATTACAAGGTCAAGTTCAAAGTATGGAACAACAACTTAAAAATCAAAGTGGAACAATTGAAACTCTTGAAAGACAATTAGTTCAATCTGGTATAAAAGATAAAGTTAATCAAGCTGAAGTAGAGATTGCTAAAAGAAAATCAGAACTAGATACTGATAATAAAAAAGCATTCTTAGAAACTCAAGCTCGTCAGAAACTTGCACAAAAAGTTGTAGTAGATGAAGCTAACCAACAAAAAGAAAGAATTAAGATGGAAGCAGATAATATAATAAAAAACTTGCAGAGTAATCAAAAAAAGGATTAGATTACACTCAAATTTCTTAACATAAAGGAGAAATAATGGCAAAAGAAGAAGGAAGTAACTCAATACCAGCACAAGAAAAAGTTGAAAATGCTGTATTTGACTCTGATAATTTCTTTGACAATCTAGAAAATTCCGTTAATGGAATGCAGACAGAGGGAGAAGTTAATATTGACACAAACCAGGAAACCCAAGAAGTAAATGGCGCTGAACAAGTAACCCAAAATAAAACTTCTGGATCCGAACAAGTGCAATGGGAAAACGAGAACAACCCATACAAAAAAAGATACACGGATTCAAGTAGAGAAGCTACTAAAATGTATGAGCAGCTTAGAGACTTGAAACCCTTCGTACCAGTTCTTGAAGCAATGAAAAGAGACAGTGGTCTTGTTGACCATGTACGTGGCTATTTGAAAAATGGAGGTGCTCCAAATAAAACTATTCAAGATAAAAGATTTGTTACATATGGCAATATTTTAGCAATCGCAGTTTTTTCAAAATCTGATATATATAATAGATATGATACCTTATATTTCTCGTTGATCATATCCCAGCATTCGTCTTTGAGCCTTTTGGGACAAGAAAGTAGTTTGTTTTTTGGA